CTCGATGAGAACCGGGAATCAAATCAACTTGAATAATAATGTTAGAAGCAACATCAGGTATCCAATCAATAGCAATTAATCCACAAGGGAAACTGCCACCTTTGATTCGAGCAACTCCAGTAGAAGTAGTAGCGGATGTAGAATAGATGTTACTCACATCATGATTCTGCAAACCAACTAATTGGTTAGCACCACCAGGGTACATAGTATCGAAATGAGCGCCATCATTTTCAAACGGGTAAGGAGCAATATTATTCTCAGTAATCATTACATCGATAACATCATCAGTTTGCTGAGTACCTTCATTGAAGGTAGCAGATATCCAATTCTCAGGGAATGGGCCATCTACTAGAGCAGCATCATCAGGAGCATTAGGGTCAAGTACTGCAGGAAGCAGTCTTGAAGCGGAATATCCCTCAATCAAAGAAACTGCGTTCATTCCCGAAGCACCGGGTCCGGGGTAATTCCCGCCAACGGCAATTAATTCACGATCGTAAGCCTGACCTGTAGCAGAAGTGGTGTCTGGAATAAACATCTTCGAAGATTCCCATTCACCAACAACAGCAGGACTAACCAAACCACCAGCCTGACTAATTGTCATAGGTAGAAGATTTCCAGCGAAACCAGCAGTGTGATGGATAGAATCCATAAACACTTTAAAATCAAGAAAACGAGGTTTTACAGAAGGTGCTTCAGCAAGAGCCTCACGATTCATCTTAGCCCAAGTGGACATAGATTTCTTCCAAGCGTTGGCCATCACCCAAGTATTGGGTAATTTATAAGTCCAAGCCTGACCAGAGGAAACAGATAATATCTTAATTCCCGCAACTCCCCAGTTTAATCCCTGTCTGTAGAATCTTCGATTAGCCAGAGAAGCACATTGACTTAGATCTATAATAGAACGTATAGGAATTCCAGCAGGTGAAACCTCGCTTTTAAAAGTCAAAGTTAACTGAGCAGGTTCAATTTTTCCAACAGAGGACAATCGAGTAGATTTACGGCGAGCCATAATCTAAGGGGAGGGGAGACAGTGTATAACCCTTCCACCCCAAGCAGATGCTCTGCCACACTCCCCTCGAAGAGAACAACCACCCTGTTTCCGAGTACCAGCACCCGGATTCTTATCTTCTTCACCTTTCCACCGGAGGTGAGGGTCTTTAGATTTATCGTGCGACATGCTCTCAAATCAGCCTAGTTTTTGCATTAACAAACACTTCGGGTTGAACAGATTAGATTTTATCTGAACAACGTTAGTATACTTTAGATCAACAAGTCTACATTGATAGTATCCGAAAGGTTTCGATACCATTGGAGATATTCCACAATGAGGACATCTCATACTGATAACCTACAGTTACAGTCCATAGGCCAGCATTGATTACAATGGTAACCGATGGTGCGCTTGGAGTTAAGAAGATAGAATCCAAGTATCATGCGACACACCGTCCGCATTCACATTTAATACGAGCCAGAGCATTAGCTCTAACTATATTTTTATCATCGACAGGAGACATAATCCATTTTCCGTCTATTTTTATCCTCATATACATACTCGCCATGTATACAGGTGTACACACGAGGTATATTAATCTACATACTCATTTAAACAATTTGAACAACGCCAAAGAACTATTCCATAGTCAAGTATAGGGCTAGAGTCACGGGATGCATACAGTGGTTGCAAACAACGAGGACATTTCTCAGCCAAGGTACTCAACCCATTAAGGATTCATTTAGAGTACGACGCTGAAAGTCTTTAGGTTTAGTATCGATATGATCATCGAAGTAAGAACCTATTTTTCCACCAGTGATAGTATATCTCTGAGTGGTTTTAGCATTAACCGCCCACCAAGCTGCATCAGCAATTGGAAGAACGCCATCTACCAGAGTAAGTGGTGAAGTTAAAGCTGCTTGAGTAATTCCTAGACCAAAGCCCAGGAGCATTCCAACTTGTTCCCACGTTAGGTCATTATCATCAAGAACACCAGCAGCCAAATTCGCTGCGGTATTAGCAGTAACAAGAACAGCCTTAGTTTGAGCAGTTCTTTTCTTGGCATCAGAAGAAGAACGATTCCCAGTAAACTCCTGGTAAACATTCTCTAACTCAACTAGATGTCCGCCAAGTTCGAAGAAGGTTTGACCCAAAGGTATCACCTCTTCGCTTTTTTAGAAGAAGTTTTCTTGACCGCAACCAATTTCTTGGTTTTAGGGTCTTTATCAGTATAACGATATCTAACCGATTTACCGTCTTTTTGGAAGGTCTTTCCATGGGTATATTTAGCCATCAGAAGCACACTCCAGAAGTTTGGCTTAGTAATAGATCAGTAAGTCCTAAGAAATGACTCAGTAGCAGAGCTAAGAGATATTCTATTCGATTATTTCGTAGGTGTTCTAAAGCAGATACTACCTTAGTCGTCGTAACAATAGTTTCGGTCTCTGGTATCATATTAATCACATGTCCTGCATAGGTTCAGCGAGATATCCTCGATGAGAACCGGGAATCAAATCAACTTGAATAATAATGTTAGAAGCAACATCAGGTATCCAATCAATAGCAATTAATCCACAAGGGAAACTGCCACCTTTGATTCGAGCAACTCCAG